TACGGCTAATATCCAATAGATTACATCGCTGAATAATTGCGTGTTACACATCGGACAACCGCCTAACCGCTTATACCAAAACTCGCTTCGTGGTTGTAACCATACCAACGGCTTCTGCATGAAATCGAATATTTGCCCTTGTTGGATGCAGTATTGGTAAAGTAGGGCAACGCCCGCCGTGCTGATTGCTGATATAAAAAATATGATTGCCATTAGTTTGTATAGTTATAAGTTGCTCCGAAGTTATTTGTGTTCACATAACCGTTAGCCAAAAACCCAACTTGGTTAACTTGAATACTGAAAGTAAAATGTTGGTTGCAGTTGCTCAATTCCGTGTACATATAAATGTCCAAAGTAGGTAAGCGATTACCCGCCAAATACTGCTCGTTATTGTACACGGGTTGACTCATGCCGGCATCGTAGTATAACGTAAACGGGTGAGGATTACCGCCGTGTAATAAGTAAGCACCAATTTCAAAATAAGTATTCACAAGGAACGCTTGTAATTCATTATAGTTGATGCGAAAATGTACCAAGTGTCGACCCGCAGCACAAGGTACTGCGCTCTTGAACTCCATCGTGGTGGTGAACGCATCGTATGGCGGTGCGGGTGGTTGCGGTACGAATGTCGAGTTGCTCGGCAAAATTGTAGCCTTAAAACAACTGATTAGCACGTTGTCGCCATCGTAAATTTGGAAGGTAACGTTTGAGGCTTCGTTGAAGATGTATGAAGGCACTTGTAAAAAACCATTCACGGGGTCTGCCAACCACTCACGGGTAATCATTGCGCCGTTGAATTGGTACGCAATTGTGTAGTACCCTTGCACGGGTTGCACAATGTTGGTGAGTATCGGCGCACACGCTGAATGGCAACCTAAGTCAATCGGATTTTCGCAACATAAACTCATAGTGTTAACAATTACAAAGGTTAATAGTATCGGGGCATTTTTTCAAGTTGACTAATTCCTCAACTTCAAAATCCACCGAACACAAATGTAAATTCATTAAGTTGTTTGGGATTTTTTCGTTACCTACTTCGTCTCTAAAGACTTGTGTACGCTCGGTGTTGGAACGGGTAACAAGATGCCCTAAACGGCTAATCGCATCGACTAAAATAGCAAGGTGTTGTTCTTCGTCTACGTTGTGGAAAACCGATACAATTCTGCAGTTAGTAGTGGCTCGGTACGATAGCGGTCGGCACGAATAACGTTGCGCCGAGTAGCGGGTTTCTTTGAGTGAGCGGATGTAAAAATAATTGCCATTCGCATCGCTTATACCTCGGTACTCAAAGTTGTCATCGAGTACCACATCTTTGTTGCTCGGCTTATGCACGTTAGCAAACCCCGTATTATACTGCGGGTAAGTAGCGAGTAAGTAAGTTTTGATGTCGGTGAGTATATTTTTAACCATTTTTAATTACGATTTTAACCCCTTCTTCAAGGCTGTTTTTTAATTGCTCAACTTCTTGTGGCGTTAGCGTTTGGAACTCACTAAACTTGTCGGTAAGGCCTTCAATCTTTTTGTGTTCCATTGTATCGTTTTGCCCGAACACAACCGATGAACCGAACTTGAAAACACGATAGGCGTTTTTAAGCGAACCCGAATAATCGAGGTTCATTTTGTCCGTTGGCCGTGCTTGTACTTGTCGGAGTTCCTTGTACCCTTGTGGCAAGTACATTGATTTGCGTGGGCGGGTAACCACCTTAAACGCCGTATCGCCGTTTTTGCCTTGTGGTTTAAACGCCGATTTGCGCACAAATTGTTCCTTGGTAAAGTAATTAGGTTTTTCCGAATAATTGCCTAACTCGGAGTTGTTACTATTCAAACCTTCCACGAAAACCCGTTGTAAAAAATTGGCTTGTAGTTCACCCATACTTTGAACCACGGCAACGTCAACCGCTTGGTTATCCAAGTTATCGGCAATCTCTTGCAGTCGTATGGAAAGGTCTGCAAATGCCATTTAAACGGATGTTTTGATATTAACGCCACCGCAGTCCACACACTTGCAGTTGCCATCATTCTGTACGAGGTAGTTTCGGATGCCGGCAAACATATTCGTTAGGTATCCTTCGTAACGGCCGTAGGCTTTATCGCTCTCGGCTTTGAGTTGTTCTGCTTGGTATATGGTCATGTACGAAATTCGGTTGTTACTGATGGCCTCCTCGAAAAACATCGCACCGCATAACTCATAAGCCGCTTGGCCGAGTAGCGATTGTGTGGCAAGGTCGCACGTTACTTTAGAAAGGTCGCATTGGCAAATGATGTTCGCCGATATGCCGTATCCTTCCGAGGTGTTTAAATTAGTTCCGCTCATGCCGTTGATACGCACGCACTCGTTTTTCATCGAACCACCACAACCAACACCGCAATTCACGCCCGTTGAATACACAGGAATGTTACCGGGTAATGTGATTTGTACCTCGTTCCCGATAATAGGCTTGTTGATAACGAGTTCTTTGATAACTCCCGCCGTTAGGGTTACGTTGATGGTGTACACCATACCGCCCGTGTCGCTGATGGTGAGCGTAGTTGCGCCCGTGTAATTGGTAAGGATGCGCACGGATTGAATAACCAACGTATAGAAACGGCATTGTGGCTTCTGCTTGTATGCAACAATACCCCGTGCGTTGGGTGATGTGGCGAGGTATGTGGTCTTAAATTCGCCCGTAGACCATACGCTTGATGGTATAGAATTTACTCGGTAATTAGCGGCGATGTATGATTGAACATCGGAGTTCAATTTCATCATCGCACGGCGGCGTAAATCGAGCAAGTAATTATACCCGGTGATGGTTTTTTCATCGTTGAACTGCGCCGCCGATTTGATGGTAATACCGGGGTAGTCGCTGATAAAATAACCGCTTAAACTTTCGGTGTCCGCTTGTCCGCAAACCCCACGAACGCCGATAATATTTTCAATACAAGATGCCATCGTGAATAATTGTATTACAAAAATAAAAAAAGGCCACCGAGTTGGTGGCCTTTCTTAATAATGCGTATGCACATACTACGATACCGCAGGTGTAGCACAAGCGGGAACAGTACCCGGGCAAACGTCATACTTCACGATACCATTGAAACAAGAGTCTTTACAACCCGTTGTTGGCAAGTTCAAGAACTTGTAGAACGTTTTCAAGTGGTACTGCCATTTTTGGCATTTTGGTTCGTAAACAATATTCAAGTCGAACAACATACCGCTAACTGGGTCTTGTACAACTGAATGTAAGTAGGTAGAACCTTGTTGTAACAATGATGTAGGGTCAACGGCATCCCAATTTACCGAACTTTCACGAGATGCGAATAAACCGGCATTCTCCGAGAACGTTAAGATGTTGGCAACACCCGGCAATAATGCGAACATAACCTCGTTACCCGTTACCACAGGGGCGCAGTTAGCGGTTGTGATGTTCTTATCGTAGAACGCTGGGAAACGGCGCATATTTTGCAACATGATACCGGCTTGATCCATACCTACATTACGTTGAACCTCGGCGAATTTCTTCACTTGGCGGTTACCTAACAAAACGGGTGTAACACCACCGAAACCAGCATCGGCGAAATCGGCCATGATGTCGGCGTCAACTTCGTAATTTGGTGCGCCGAGGGCGTTAATCAAGTTCAAGGTTTTGCTATCCGTACCCGTTGCAAAACAACCGGCTTCGGTACATAACCAAGTTACATACGCAGTATCGATTGCGCTTTTGATTTTCTGCATTTGATCCCACAAGTGAGCCGAGAACGCAGAGGTCGGAGTTAACGAACCTAAATCACGGAGCGATTCGATTGGAATGTTTTTCCAAGCGGGCATAGCGAAACAATCAAACGAGTTGAAAGTCAAACACTCGGTTAAGGCACCGGCATCGGCACCAGCACCACCACAAGCGAAATCATCGCACTCAACGGGCGTATCACACGCACCTTTTGCATAGGTGATAGAGTACTGCGAGCGCACTCCGTTTTTTTGAATCATCTGCGCTTCTACTTGTGCGCCATTGTCGGCCGAAAAGGCCATTTCTACTGCACCGGCGGGGGCGGTGTAGCGGTTTAAACTATACAAGTCATTTAATACGGCTTGTATATTAATTGTGCAATTGTTTGCCATCTTATAAAAGATTTAAAAGAGAGAATAAATAGGTCTATTTCCAATAGGCAAGACAAGGCCAAAAAGAAAAAAAAGTACTATTTTAAATAGGGATAGTTCCCAAGTTGTGAGAATTGCTTCTCGGTGTGCAAGTATCTTAATTCCCGATAGGGATTTGTTCCATCTTAGCGGCTAAACCCGCAGACGCAGGCTTTTTGCCTCCCGTTGGTTCGGGTGGCGTACCACCGCCGGGTATTGGCTTCGGTTCTGTTCCGTTGCTTTTCTTACCCAAGTCGAACTCGGCCACGATGTCCTCAACGAGTGATTCAATAGTGTGCAAGGTGGTATCGTTTTTCTTTAGGTGTTCGCCATCGCTTCCTAACTTAAATAAACCGATGTTGCCATCTTCCTTGAGTTGCAATAACGCACGGCTCGACAATTGCCCACGAATAAGTTCGGCCGCCTTGCTTGCTGACATTGCGGTTTTCCCGTCAAGGATTTGAATAAGTTTGCTTGATAGGATACCATCAAGTTTAAACTTGTTGATTGCGTCTTGCGCCTCTTTTTGCGCCTTGCTCGTGATTTCGGGAATGGCTTTTTCGTACTCGTCAATCTTTGAGTTCGCCGCCTCCAACATCTTTTGTAAGTCGGTTTCGCTTGCGCCCGTTTTCGTGCTTACTTTTTCCTTCAATAACTCCAATGCTTTGTCGATGGTCTTACCCGAATTTTCGGGGTCATTCAACACATCTTCAATCTCTTTGTTTGTAAGCGCATTACCGAAAACCTTGTTTGCCATGTTCAAAGTTTCTTTCATGTACTTGCCTTTTAACTGCCCACGCTCGGTCTTAAATCGCTCGTTCAGTTCGCCCTCCACGAATGGGCGTGCGTAGCCTTGTGCGGCCTTCAAGATGTCGCTAACGGCTTCGGGTTTATCCTCATCGGACAATAAAATGGTTTTGATTTCCTCCACGTTTTCAACGCCGAGATTCTTTAATAATGATTCGAGATTTTTAGACATATGATTGTTTAAATTGGTGTTGTTTTTTACTTTCCACACGATGTACAACCGCCATTGTTATGCGCTTGTATTATCGAAAAGAAAGTTATCTTTTTTTTTCGGCCACGAGTTGCCAGTCCGCTTCGGGATATGTTGTACCGAACTGCTTGGCGTTTACGATAATCGGTGTGCCTTGCTTATGCTTGTATTCAATCATAACATAACCGGGGCGTAATGCCGTGCTATTAACTACCGATGCCACCGCTTGGGGTGTTTCCTCGATTATCATCGGCTCGGGTTGGTTGCTTAAAATTTCACCTTCTAACATTTCGGTAGTTTTTTTCTTAGCCATTAATACTCAATTTTTAGGTTCGGGTTATTCTTAACCAACTTTTCGGCTTGTGATTTTACCACCGCCATTGCGATTATGCGCCCCGTGTGGGCGTTCAATACCTTAACCTTATTCGTTGGTGCGCTTGCCTCTTGGCGGGTAACTGCGGTAACGTGAGGCACAATAGCGGGTGTTTCGATTATTTCGATTGATTCGGCTTTCGCTTCGGCGATTGCTTCCTCAATAATAACACCTAATTTTTCCCGCTTTATTTTTGTGGCTTTTGACATAATGATATTTGTGAATACAAAAATAGAAACAAGCGGTAAGGGTATATAATAACCTAAATACACATTGTGTATATCTACTTCGGTTTTTGCTTCACGGGTATTGCCGTATGCCGACAATTAAACCCGCCCCGCTTGGCCATAAAATTGTCTTTTGTAGTGTTGGGCATCATACCGCCCCACGGATGCGCTTTACCGCCGTAGTTATCGACCTTCTTGGCCGCTTGGTTATCGTAGGCTAATTTGATTTCCTTACTTAACTCATCCCAAGCAATAAACCCGTTTAGGTCTTTTACCCATCGTGTGCATTGCCCTCGGCTATCTTCTAACAACGAACCGATGTAGCGCACTCCCGCCGTATCTACGGCAGAGGCTACACTATGAAATTGTTGGCCTTGTAACTGCCCGATGGAATCCCGTGCAATTTGCGTGGTATAGGATTGCAGTTTACCCGATTTGTCGGGATTGCCTTTAATGAAATCGGTGAGGTTCTTTTTTGCCCGTTCAATCGAACCGCCGTAACTAATGGACTCGTCTAATATGCGGAGTATTGGCGTTTCAAAGTCGGTGCGAATACCGCTATTTAGTAGGCTCTCGGAGGTTACTTGCTTCCACTTTTGCTCCACTTGTGAGAGTTGCAAAGGTGGTACATCGAACCCGCCGATGTTCTTTAGTAGGTTGCTTGAGTTGATAGTTATCTTGCCGTAGTCGGCGATTAAAACTTGCACTTGTTGTTGATACCCACCGCTTGTAAGTCCTCGGCGTATGGCGTTCACAAAGTTTAGGAACTGCTCGTTCGAAAGTGTGGCTACATCGAAACGCCCACCGGCGGAGTTTATGCTATCCAACACACGAAAAACTTCATCGAGTACCTTTGTTTCTATATCGGGCATTTTGCCCTCAATTTGTTTTACAAGGTCACGCTTGAATTTATCGTTATCGCTTAGAAAATTAGGCATAAATTG